ATGAAAGAAACAGGGGTAATGAAGCAAAAAACATCCAGAGCCGACAAGGCTGCACTTATGATCCTGGGCATGGTTGATGCTCAGGCCATGTTCATCGGGAACGCATACCGAGACCAGGAAAAAAACAAGACGATCATGGACCTGGTGGCACGGGTTACAGAAGCCGTTGAATCAGCTAGAAAATCATGGCCCGGCAGCCTGCCGCAAAAAGATGTCAACGTGATGAAATCCACACTCAGGCGATACCTGGAGGAGCATTTGCCGACTGGCACACGATTGGAGGCAGCGGTAATCACCTCCCTATCGCTGGATCTGCTGGACCGGCTGTACGGGCACGTCAGGGGCAATACCAGAAAAGCGGGTCCGCTGAGGGCTTGCCTTTCGAGGGCGAAGCGGCTGCACTGGTATTTTGATCGCTGGCTGAACAAATTTAAATGCTACGATGTGGCAAAGATGAAAGCCGAGGCGTTTTACCGGGAAGCTGAAAACCTATAAAAAAACACGGAGGGTTGAAGTGACAACAGATGCAACAAAGAAGGGCTTTGCGATAATCGACAGCATATTCGACGAACTCGGGGCGGAAAAGCGAGAGCGCCCGGTTTGGCCGACTGATATTGTTCACGCCGTAGCATTAGTCGGCCAATCAGCCGGATCAGCCATGCAGGCCGCGCTGAACTGTAAGTATGCCCACGGCGAACTGGCGCACCTGCGGCAGAAATTGGCACGAACCGCGGCCCTGTGTGTCCGGACCATGTCGAATCTGCACCCGGAGCTGACCAAACAGGAGCGGGCCATCGCTGGCAACGCGATTGTTGACAAAATATTCAACGAACTGTCGAAAGCGGAAATCAAACACCCGGATTGGCCGAGAGACACCATCCACGCCGTAGCAATCATGGTCGAGGAAGCCGGGGAGTCCATCGAGGCCGCGCTTGACATTGCCTACGCCGATGGGGGGTTTGACCATCTGGAGCAGGAGTTGTCGCAGACTGCGGCTATGTGTTTCCGGGCGATGGTGAACCTGTAGAGGAGGATGTGATGGCACGTTTCATAGACGAGGCGCAGAGAAAACACTACGAAGTGCGGTATTGCCAGCGGTGTGTCCATTATGGTGGATGGGGGAAACCCTGCCCAGTGCTGGAACTGCATGTGTTGTGGAACTACGATGCGAGTGGCGAACCAGACGCGCCGCAAGGCGAAAAGATCAAACATCAGGCGCTAAACACTCTTTGGCCCAGAACTGGCGGCTATAACGGGCGCTGTGCGATGTTTCACAAGAAGCCATAAGGGGTTCGCATGTTCTTCCTGTACCGCTTAATCGCAGTAATGTATTATTTTCCGCCGTCGAGGCCCAGGGCCAAACGGAGGCGCAGACCGGAAAACGTCCGAATTACGGGCCGGGCCCTAGCTCCGAGGCGGAGCAGACCACGGCCAAGAGAAACCCCAGGGATCTACCTGGATCAACGGAAGGGAAAACATGATCTGTCCGTATAGCCGCAGATTGAAGTGCTGGATAGCACGGCAAAAGACTCGCTTACACGCCTGCCCCTTCGAGGACAGGGCTTACATGGAGGCCCTGGAGGTTTGGGCATACACGGACCGGACCCCCAGGAGCGTTCAGATCGGGGTTGACCCATCCTATGGGCATTCGGATCAATCGGGGGATTATCACCTGGTACTCAAGGCCGAAATGTTCTGCAATTTCAAGGACGGGTCCGCAGTATGGGAGGCGATTACGGGCAACCGGCCCGTTACCATGTCGATCTGCAAGGACATGATCGGCGGGCGCAGGGTGTGGTATCGGAAAAAACGGGAGGGGCAATATTCCAAAACCGGGGTTTCGGAATGTCCCTAAACTAGGTTTGGGAATGTTTGCCCTCCTCCAGAGCCGCGACATATTTATCCAGATCCCCATGATCCTCTCGATTCCAGAACGCCTGTATCCACAACTCCAGGCAGGCCGTTTCGAACGCCGAGAGCCCCGCGATTTTTGCGTTCAACTCAGGGCCGTTGATTTCCCATTTTTCGTTCAGTTTGTCGAGGGAGATCCCGTCTGCCACGTTGATGGCCAAATGCTGCCCGGAAATTCCGGGTGTGAGAATCGTGCCGTTCATCACGTCCACCATGAGCAGGAGTTCGCCCCTGGTGAATTTTCCCTTGAGCCCGTGGAGAGTCCGCTTGTACAGTCCCGGCCATGAATCCAGGATGAATTCTGCGCCCGTGTTTAGCCTGCCAAAAAGTTCCGGCAGGAGTTCTGCGGTCTGGTCGCTGATTCGGGGTGCTATTTTTTTCATCCGGCCTCCTCCAAATTTTCAATACACCAAGCCCCATTATCCCCGCGCGATACGACGCCGGGGATTCCATCCTCGAAATATTCGCCGCCGATCACGGCGACGACATCGAGCTGCCCTCTCTCTGCGAGTTTCCGGGCTATGTCCGGGCGGACCGGATAACCCGCATCGATGAGAGCGGCGTCAACATAATCCGCCCAATTTTCGCCGGCTCTTTCCGCTTCGTCCATTGCCTTTTGGCAAATCTCAAAAAGCTTTTCCATCTTTCTCTCCTTTTTTGCCCGGTTTAACCGCCCACCGGGAAGGATAAAAATCAAAGATATTGCCAATGACCGCAAGCGATCATATCTTCCAGAACTCCGCGCGGAATCCGGTCGCCTTTCTTTTTGTCGCATCCCGCGAGGGCGGCCTTGCCGGGGTGTTTTGCCGCCTTGATGGCGGCTGCTGCGGTTTTGTGGGATGAGTGGATGGCGACAAAATCGCCGTAATAACCCAGGGCGTCTACGACTATGAAACTTGTGGCTTTCATTTTTCGGTCCTTTCTTGTTTTGTTTTTGCCGGCGAACCGGGGCTTTGTTTTGGCGGGGGGGGGATTATCTCCCCGCCCCAGTTTTCAGTGCTGGGCGATCTGGACTGCTCCAGATCTCCCGTCGTCGTACCACACCTGGCCGAACTTATGAACGACCAGGTGGAAGATGATTAAATAGGCCCACACGGCCATGGGGCCGGTGAGCGTGACGGACGCCCGGTCGGTCTCAGCCTCTATCGTTGCCGCAACATTGCGGCCGATGATATTGGCTGCGGTAGCCGGATCCGTGATCAGCGACAGCCTGCCGCCGATTTCTTCAATTCGACACCCTTTGTACAGGGTTGAATTGGTAAGTGACAAATTGATGATCATGTCTCAATCTCCTCTGCAAGGTTAAAAGTTAAATTCACCCCAAAACAACTGAAGCTTCTTTTGGTCCTGGCGGGAGTTGAACCCGCTTCGCAGATTCCTGTCATCCAGGACCAGTTTTCATCGCCGGTTGATCCCCGACGACTAAGACGAATTATCGTCATCAGCCCGTTTATTGCCTGGGCACGGCTTCGACAGGGCTTACCATGTTTCCCTTGCGGGCCGCGCTGTCTCTTGCGAGAGGGCGCATGGCGGGATTCGAACCCGCAACCCCTGTCCGGCTCTTTCAAGCCTTTCACCCCCGAACAACTTCAGCTTATTTTGCTGTTCGCTGTTCGGGGGTATGAAATTATTCTATTTCCAGGCTGCCGACGTACTCGACAACCTGATCGCGGGTCATTCCCGTGCATTGATCCGCGAAGCACAGGAAATTCCCAACGTTGTCTGTGAATTCCCCGCGCTGCCGATCTAACCGGAGCCAGCCGGGGAACTGACTGTCGGCCAATGCCGCCAGCCACTGCTCGTATGCAGCGGTCTTGGCGGCCTTGGCCTCGGCCTTAGCCTTTTCTTCGGCCTTGGCCTTATTATATACCTTCACGACAGCTCGAAGCTCTGCCGCCGTGAAAGTATGGATCTTCTGGTCGGGGCCTTGAGAATAGTTGCCGCCCCAGCCGCCCGTGAAAGTCACCATGGTGCGGCTATGCCGCACCTCGGGCCGGAACCACAGCGTCCGACCTTCGAAGAAATAGTTCCCGGATGTACAACCGCCCATTCTGGCGGTGAAAAGTGCGAAAGACTCCATGATCCCTCCTCGGGTTAAAAGTTAACAAACTCACCCCTTCTCTCGCTCTCTTGATTACAGAATATATCACGCTAATGTGTTTGTCAAGAGTTTTTTTATACAATTTTCAAGAAAAATATAATAAACGTGCAAAGCGGCCACAGACGCGGAAAACGGGCATCCCGGCAACCCGAGAGAAAGAATGAAAAAAGATGCGAAAAAAAATCTTCAATGTTTGCGCGGGATTGCAAAAAAATTCTTGCGTCCGGGCGGGATTGCTGATATTTGGGGGGTCAGAATGGCTTGTTGTGTCTATCGAGCCAGGAAAACTTCTTTGAAACCCGCCCGGGGGAAACCTCAGAGCGGGTTTTCCGTTTCCGGGGGGACACCCTCGATAGCAAATTCTTATGTCACATAGCCCGCCCAGGGGAAACCCTGGAGCGGGTTTTTTATTTGGAGCCGATGAGGGGAAACAATATCTACAACTGGAAGGAAGCCTACGAAGATCGCCTAATCCGGTGTATTGATAATCACCCCATGACCAAACTCAACCGGCTATTTTCGATCAAACCCAACAAAAAAAACCAAACAGCAGGAGAAAACCATGGCAGAGAACATAGACCCGACCGAGATTAATCTCGGAGCGGAGGAAGAAGCGCTGGAAAGGCAGGAACTCGTGGTGGTGATCGCGAAAAACCTCGCAGACGGATCGATCACGGTCGAGACAGACCAGGGTGAGATCCCCGCAGGCGACGTTGAGGAGGCATTGGAGATCGCGCGAACGACCCTTGAGGGGACAACCCCGGAGGGTATGCGCGACGAGGTTGCGGCTGAGGTGTACCCGGAGGAGGGCACGGCATGAAAGGATATGTCGTTTATATCGAAAAATCAGATCCAGAAACAGTCAGGACGCACAAGTTCAGCGAGATAACATCCCTCGAAAATGGTGTCCTGACTCTGGAAACCGATACGGGCCAGCGGATTCACAAGATGGACGGATATACCGATTTTGGGATTTTTCCATTTGGGCCGGAAAACCAGCAGAGGCCCTGATGGCGAAAGTAAATAAATTGCGACGAAAGGCGCGGGTCGATTGGGAGCGCGGCGACATGATGCTGAGGGCCGGGCAACTGTCTGTTAATGAGGTCGCAAAGTGCTTGGGTTGCACTGAAGGTGCTGTCCGGAAACGCATGAAAACCCGTGGAATAGCGCGGGATCTTACCAAAGAGGTGCGGAAACAAGTCCGAATTTCGCTGTTAAGTACGATTGGTGGGAAAGTTGACGAAACTAAAGCGGTGCAAAATGCCGCCGCTATTGGCGCGGACGTGATTCGCAGCCACCGGAAAGATATCCAAAACCTGCAACGAGTTGAACAGGCATTGCTGGCAGAACTCTCCGATCCGATCAAGCCACCGCAGAAAACATATATCACGCAGAACCGGGGCGAAATCATCCAGCGGGAGTACGATATTGCCGTGACGGAGCGGGCAGGAGCGCTACACGCTCTGGCTGCGGTGACGCAGAGAAGAATCACACTCGAAAGGCAGGCCTTCAACTTGGACGAGACCGACAGCGGAAACGCCGAGTTCCCCCAGGTGATCGAGCGAGTGATCGTCCGGCCCGGAGATGTTGATGGTTAAATTGCGAATCCCGACAGCGCAGGTGTTCGAGCCGCTGCTTGAGCCTGCACGATACAAGGGAGCCTACGGGGGCCGGGGATCGGGCAAAAGCCGGTTTTTCGCGGGCCTTGGAACGGAAGAGGCTTTGCGGCGGGCTTCGAGCGGCGGATTGAATATGGTCTGCATCCGCGAGATCCAGAAAACGCTGAACCAGTCCGTAAAAAAATTGATCGAAAACACGATTGAAGAGCACAAGCTCGGCAAAGCGTTCGTAGTCCAGGACGCAAAAATCAAGACGCCGGGCGGCGGCCAGATCATATTCGAGGGCATGCAGAATCACACAGCGGAGAGCATCAAGAGCCTCGAAGACTACGACATCGCCTGGGTCGAAGAAGCTCAATCCCTCTCCCAGAGATCCCTCGATTTGTTGCGGCCTACACTGCGGAAGGACAACTCCGAACTATGGTTCAGCTGGAATCCATACGCAGCGACTGACCCGGTTGATGCGCTGCTGAGGTGCGACTCCCCTCCCCCCGGTGCGGTAGTCGTGCAGGCGAACTGGCGTGACAACCCGTGGTTCCCGGACGTGCTCCGGAAAGAGATGGAATACGATTTCAAACGGGACAAGGACAAGCACCGCCACGTTTGGGAAGGCGATTACCAGAAAAATAGCCAGGCCCGTGTATTCAGCAACTGGGTTGTTGAGGAGTTCGAGAGTCCTCCGGGCGGCATCTACCGGCTCGGAGCTGACTGGGGATTCTCCACGGACCCAACGGTTCTGGTCAGAGCGCGGCTCGACGGGCATAGACTGTACATTGATTACGAGGCCTACCTGGTAGGCTGCGAGATCGATCAGACTCCGGACCTGTTCGACACGGTTCCGGGTTCCCGCAAGTGGCCGATCCGGGCGGACAACGCGAGGCCCGAGACAATTTCGTACATGAAGCGGCACGGATTTCCGAAGATCATGAAGGCCGCCAAGGGCAAAGGGAGCATCGAGGACGGGATCGAGTTCCTGAAATCGTTTGAGATCGTGGTTCACCCAAGATGCGTTCATACCAGGCTCGAACTGGAGAATTTTTCGTACAAAATCGACCCGTTGACCGGAGAGGTACTGCCGGTCCTGGCCGACAAGGACAATCACGTGATCGACTCGCTCAGGTACGCCTGCGAGGCTGTGCGGAAAGCGCAAGCCGAGATCCCTGGAGGATGGCGTTCAGGGCTGGAGATGGACGTTCTTGATTCCGTGATCGGCTACTAGACACGTAGCAGATGCTACACAATTTGTAGCACTTTACAACCCCGCTTGACCCGGACAACCCGGAGTCAGCCGGGGTTTTTTTATGGGGCTTGAATGGAAAAACTCGAAGCAGCTGAGATCATCGACAATCTTGCAAGCACGATCCTGAGCCGGAGGGACGAGGCGATCAGGCACAGGGCCGCGTCAGGGGTCGAGCGCAGGTGGCTGGAGGACGAGGCATCGTTTGATGGCATGGATTCCGCCGAGAGAGGCGCGATGGTCGATTACGCCACGGGCAAGCTCTCTCCGAGCCGGGACAAAAAAACCACCAGGTCTAAGGTGTTGATGAACATCATCAGACCTAAGTGCGAGCAGACAGAAGGCCGGTTCGCCGACATTCAGTTGCCGGTCGATGACCGGAACTGGGGCCTGAAAACAACCCCGGTGCCCATGCTGGCAATCCAGGCCAAGGACAAAACCCCGGTGGTCAACCACGGGCAGCCAGTGGTGAAGGACGGGCAGCAGGTAACACTGGCCGACCTCGCGCAGAACGACCTCAAGGAAGCCCAGGGCCGCATGGAGTCGATGGAAAACGAGATCGACGATCAGCTCACCGAATGCGGCTACAACACCGAATGCCGGAAGGTTCTGAAAGATGCGGTGCGGAAAGGCACGGGCATTCTCAAGGGGCCGGGAGTCGTCAAGCATTTACGGAAAGTGTGGAGCCAGGTTGAGGGAGGTTTCGCGCTGGATATCGTCGAGGAGCATGTTCCCTACTCCCGGAGAGTGGACCCGTGGAACGTGTTTCCCGACCCTGAGTGCGGGGACGATATTCGGAAGGCCGGGTTCATTTGGGAACGGGACTACATATTGCCCAGGGAACTGCGGAGGCTGATGGGTGTGTCCGGGTATCTCGACGGCCAGATCACGAAAATTCTGGAAGAAGAGCCGCTCAGGACCACGGTCACGGCCTCGCGGGACCGGTTGCAGATCGAGAAGCTCACCGGCGACCATCAAGCCTATGAAATGTGGGAGTATCACGGGGATCTCACCTCAGACGATCTGGCCGTACTCCAGTGCGATTGCGGGGAGGCGAAGGGCGCAGTGAGGGCGTGTGTCGTGTTCGTGAACGACCGTCCAATCAAAGCCGTGCTCAACCTGCTGGACACCGGGGATCTTCCTTATGATTTTTTCCAGTGGACGCAGATATCCGGGTCCGTGTGGGGCATTGGCCTGCCTCGAATGCTGATGTGGTCTCAGAGAGTCCTCACCGCGGCCTGGAGAATGATGATGGACAATGGGAGGAACTCCACGAGAGGCCACGTGGTCAAGGGCGACGGTCTGAGGATGGCGGACAATACCGGCCCGGTCACGGTGTGGGAGGCGACCGGGGATATGGCCGATGTCAGGCAGGCTTTCGGCGTGTTCTTCTTTCCGAGCAACCAGCAGGAGCTTCAAAACATCGTCGAGCTGGCCCTGAGGTTCGTGGACCTGGAAACGGCTCTGCCGATGGCGTTTGCCGGGGAGCAGGTAGGCCCGGCTGAAACACTGGGAGCCGTGGAACTCAAGATCGATTCGAGCAATGTCGCGCTCCGGTCCAGAGTGAAACTGTGGGACGATCAGATCACCCGCCCCCACCTCACCCGGTACTACCACTGGAACATGCAGTACAACGAGAGCAACGACATCAAAGGCGACTACAACGTAGATCCCCGCGGCGTCTCTGTCCTGCTGGCGAAAGACAAGGCCGCGCAATCCATCCTCCAGCTCCTCCAATTCCGGGGAGATCCCCTCATTGGTGAAATCATCGACTGGGCCAAGGCTGTCAAGCAGCTGTTGGCCGCGCAGCAGGTGGATATCCTCAAGCCGGATGAAGAGATCGAGGCCGCCATGGAACGCATCAAGGCAGGCCAGGGGCAGGGAGCCGGGCAGGTCCAGGCCGCGCAGATCCGCGCTCAAACCGACCTGCAAAAAGAGAAGATGCGGCAGCAACTTGAAGAGTCCAAGTTTATCGCCGGGCGCAAACGCGACACGGAGGAGTCCGACCGGAAAAGAGAGCATGAGCTGAAACTCGCGCTGATAGCCAGGGAAACGAAGATGCTTGAACTGGCCGGCAAGGGCGACATGACCCTCCAGCAGATCAAGGCCGAACTCGCAAAGACATCTCTGACCCTGAACATGCAGCGGGAATTGAGCATGTTGAATCAAGGAGCCAGGCAGGTCGCAAGGGACGCAGTGGAGCCCGCAGGCAGAGCCAGGCCGGGCCGGGCGTTCGAGGAATAGAAATATGTGGAAGTGGCTCAGAAAAGTTGAAACACCCATGGAGGCGAAATTGCCAGGGCTATCCAGCCAAACAAGAGGGCAGCTGGATCTTCTCTCGCCTACATGGGTTTTCATAGCAGATTACGCGCATAGTGAGATTGCAGCACTGAGGCAGGCCAACGACAGGCCGATGGATGCCGACCGAACCGCCGCCATCCGAGGCCAGATCAAGGCGCTCAAGAAGCTGCTCGAATTAAAACCGGGCCGGGAAGCCGCCCCGAAATCAACACCCGCCGATCTATTCGCCGGGGAGGAGGAATACTGATGGAGTTAGACCAGATCAGGGCCGAAGCCGAAGCCGAGATATTTGGTGAAGATCCCCAGGGGGAGCAGCAGACAGATCCGGAGGTCAAAGAGCCGGAGAAAAAGCCTGAACCCAAGGAAGAGCCGAAAGCCGAACCCAAGGAAGAGCTGAAAGAACCCAAGGAAGATCCGTGGGCCGGGGTATCCCCCGCCCTGCGTGAGCAATTCGAGGGCGTGACTCGGAAGCTGTCAACGCTGGACGAGATCACCAACCGGCTGAAAACGGCAGAGGGCCGGGTCGGAGCGCTACAGAGCGAACTTGCCAAGAAGGCAACCCATGAAGTCAAGCAGGCTCCGTCTGCCGCACAGATAGACGCAGCCGCGAGTGACGCCGAATGGGAAGAACTCAAGGAAGATTTCCCCGAGTGGGCGAATGCTCTGGAGAAGCGCCTGACCGCAACACGGGATGACGTGAAATCACTGATCGCCACGGAGCAGAAGCGCATGACCGAGGAGGTTGAGCGCCGGATCGTGTCGATCAAGCACCCCGGCTACCAGAAGACAATTCAAGACCCGGCGTTCAAGACGTGGTTTTCGGCGCAGCCAGCGGAGATTCAGAAGCTGGCGAACAGCATGCGGGCCGAGGACGCAATCAAAGTCCTGGACGGGTACGCCGGGTCCAAGACCGAGAAGGTAGAGAAAGCCCCGTCGAGGATGCAGGACCGTAAGAAGAGACTACAAGACGCAGCGATGATCCCAAGGGGGTCGCCGCAGAAACCAATCAAAAGCGAGGCGGACATGACCGAGGCCGAGCTTCGGAAAAAGATCGCCTCTGAAATTTGGGAGACATAGCAATGCAAAAATATTCTACCGCACCAAGCCGGAATCTAATCCGGGCAGAACTCAAAATGTTGAAACATGCCGAGAACATCATGGTTCTCACGCAATTCGGGTCGCAGAAAGAGCAACCCCTGAACAAAACCGACACCGTGGTTTTCAGACGGGTCCGCCCGTTCAACTCCACGGTTCAGGCAAACCC